CAAGAATCTGACCAGCACGACCACGCATTGATGCCATAACTAGATTATCATATTCCAAGTCATACTGCATTGCAGTTGCGACCTGTTCTCCAATGTCATTTACCTCAATCATCACATATGCTTGATTATATCCTCTTGCGACTTGATGAATTATTGTAGGGAATAGTAACGGTTTAATTTCATTGTTACGATATTTTGCAACAATCTTATATGGTAATTGTGTTACATCAAATACGATAAATGCAGAATAGTCGTTGTTTGTTCCTCTTGCAACGTCCGCTACTAGTGCGTATGTGTGTCCTTCTTTGGGGTTTTCATATACATCAATACCAGCGTTTCTTTGAATTGGGTCATCATAGTGAAATGATTTAATCTTTGTAGGATGTATGAGTGTATTTACAGAACCCAAAAACTCACATTCAAATTCACGATTGAACTGTTCTTGTGAGGTGTTTGCAATGGTTTCTTCTTTCCACTTTTCATCTCGGCCTGGCACTTCTGACCAGTGAACCTCAATGGGAATGTAAGAGTTTCTTTCTGTCTCTGCGTCACTCCACAATTTATAGAATAAATTCATTCCATTGGGTGTGGAAACAATAATCACCTTAGTTGATTTACCAGATGAAATTGTAGGATACACAGAACTAAAGAAGTCCTCTGCGACATTGTGCGGCACGAATGCGAACTCATCCAAGAATATCATGTTGAATGAACCACCACGAACTGCACTAGATGATGTGGATGATGCAACAATGCGTGACCCATTTTCTAAGTCCAGTGAACCCTTGTTCCAAGACATAACGCCCTGTTGTAACCATTTTGGTAAGTTTTCATACGCAAGTTGAAGTCTTCCAAGAATATCTCTTGCAGTTGCGGCCTTGTTGGCGAGGATTGCAACATTCATACTTGGGTTGAATAGAACGTAGTGTAGGATATAGGACACGATTGTAGTTGTCTTACCAGACTGTCTGGGCAACTTACATATCGTAAATCTGTTACTGTGAATAGTTCCAACCATCTCTTTTTGAAATGGGAACATATTAAATGGAACAATTCCCTCATCCAAGGAAACAATCTTGATATAATTTTGACAGAAATACATGGGGTCTTCCATACATTTCTTATATTCAAGAATCTGTTCCTGTGTCCATTCGACAGGAACATTTGCTTTCTTTAAAAGGGGGTTTCCTAGATAGTGGTTTGCATCAGTCATGCAAATATTTAGTAAGTGTTAATTAGTCACCATCTACTGCAATATGTGTTGCATATGCGGTTTTGACTGCATCCGTGTGAAACTGTGCTGCCATTGCACGAACATCTGCACTTTCATTTGCAAGGTCATCTGAAGAGATATCTGGTGCAACAGTATGTCTGTGATAACTCCTTGAAATTTCTGCACCGTCTTCTTCAATAATAGTAGCAGTTCTTACTTGAATTATTTTGAACTCGCCTATTACTTCAATTTTATCTTGTTCTGTACGTTTTGTAATCGCCATTATTTTTCTCCTTTTGTCCGCCCCTAGAATCCACTAGAGGTATAAAGTCATTTAAAATGCTTTGTATACACCAGCAAACGAAAATATTCCAGTGCCTAAATTACCAATACCTAAGTGATGGTGACCGCCAGAGATATTAGTTCCTACAAGATAAGCAGCGGTGCTTCCTAGTTCCATAATTATATTCATATAACCATTTCCAGCACCAGATGGTAAAGCACAAGGTTGATTGATACCAACAGTAAGAGCACCTCTATAACCAGCAACGGCCGCAAAAGGCATAGTAAGTCTTAAAATACCGCCACCAGAACCCACTGAAGAGATGCTGGTTTGTCCATGCACCATTACAAATTGACCAACTTTTTCGTAGTACCCCAATGCTGTTTGTGTAGAATTTGTTCCCCCACCTTGTGTAATAGAAGCATCAAAGGTGCCTGTTTCATAATCGTCTAATTTATTAGCCGTGCCAGTTCCACCTAAAAATGCACCACTTGATAAATAAAGGTCTTTGAATCTAAGACTTGAAGTTCCTAAGTTATGAGAGTTATCTGTATTAGGATAAAACTGTGTACCATCTGTATTTAACTCCACACTACCACCAACTGCAAAAGACAAGTTAGTACCAGTAGAGTTTATAGTTAACTTACCAGAGTTGTTTGTAAGAGTTCCAACATCTGTTCCACCAATTCTAATATCAATTTGGTCATCAGTATCAGCTGTAAGACTCGTATCTCCATCAACATCAAGAATTAATTCATTTCCATTTAAATCAACATTATTACTTAACGTAATGTTACCAGAACCAGTTCTTGTTGCGATTGTATCTACTTTAATTGTTGACATATCTTTATCCTAATAGGTATCCCATAAATCTACATTCTGAAGAGTTATTATAGTATTGACCAGAACTGCCACTTACAACAAAATTAATCTTTACAGTATCATTTGCTGACAAATTGAACATTTGAGTCATATTTGCATTACTATGAGCAGTGCTAGCATTTATTGATTGGTAAGTATAAGTTGTATTTGAACCATTTACATTAAACCAAGGGTATAATTGATTATTATTATGTCCTTGTGTCAATCCCATATGAAGATGAAAAAGGTATGTTCCAGCTACTGGGGCAGTAAACGTATAATTTGAATTATTATAATGACTACCTATATTCTGAACAACATTGGGAAATGGAACTGGACTAGTATTAACATAAGCACCATTACTACCAGTAGCAATAAAAGAAACTTGTCTGGGTTTAAATACACGACCAGCAGTATCAATTTTTAAAGCCTCTGCTGGACTACCAGCACTCGCACTTGTTTGTAAACTTAAAGGTTGAACTGCAAGTGTTCTAATTTTCATACCAGTTGAGGCTGCATATTGAATATCAAATCCACTATTTGCAGCTGAGTTTGCTTGACCTAGTATTTGAATACCATGAGCTGCATCTGCTGTATCTAATAACATATGTCCATATGAACCAGCGTTGATATTTAACTTTCTTGTATTTACAGTAGTTCCAATACCAACAGTATCGTTGGATGCATCTACATCTAAAAGATTTGTATCTACGTTAAGATTTCCAGGCACCACAAGATTATGTCCAGACCCCAGACTTACGTTTCCAGAACCTGCTACATTTTCAATAGTATCTACTTTAATCTTGGATGACATCTACTTTTTCCTTATTCTGAAGGTGGTTTCTGATTGTCAGATACATTTTTTGCAGTATCAACTACTTTTAGTTCGTATGCTTGAGCAACTTGTGCATCAGTTCCCACTGCAAGTGCAATAGAATTTGCATTACAATGTTCAACTAATTTTGCGATAATCTCTTCTTGTGCAATACGAGCACGATTATGAATAGCATTATCACACCAATCTTGGACTGAATAAGCAGCATACTCAAGACACTTTACTTGTGTGTCTGATACTGTTACTTTAATTTCCGCCATTTTATTTTCTCCTATTTGAATTATTTATTCAGACGCTGTGGTGCGTTATTGGGCCTCCAACACAGCAATTCTTGCCTCTAATTCTTGTATGGTTTTGACAAGAAGAGGAACAAGCTTGCTTTGGTCAATGCTTTGCATTACATCTCTTGTTTGTTCTTTACCATCCTCATCAGTATATTTTTCAGTTCCATCTTTTTCACCGTAGATGGCCTCAGGCACTATTGAACTTACTTCATGTGCAAGGAAACCATCAACAGTAGTATCCTTATCTGTTTTAAAATTAAATCTACAAGGTTTTAGTTGTTTTACTCTTGATGTTGCATCAAAATCATATTCAACATTTTCTTTAAGTCGATAATCAGATGATGTTTGGTATGATGTTGAACTAGCATTTGTAACAATTGCTCCAACTTGACCATTACCATTAAAAAATGTTTGAACAATTCTATTACCAGTAACACTAGTATATAAGTTAAGACAACGATATAGACCACCAGCCTCGTCATTTCTAATATTCATTTGTGCATCTGAGACATCACCAGAATTATGTTTTATTTGACCAGTATTAAGAAAGGTGGTGTGAGTGACACCAGTTTGATTATCTGCACTTGCAGTTTCTATACTTTGAAATGTCAATCCACCAGTGTTATCTGCCTCAATTACATGACCTTTAAGTCCTCTTGTTCTGTATGTATTATTATTTGTTCCATGTTCTGCACTAAAGGCAATAAATGGTTGACCACCACCACTTAATGCACCAAGAGTTGAACGATAACCAGAGGGATTGCTGTGACCCCACTCAAGACTATTACCATCAGAAATAGTACTAACAATACGAGCGGAAGTCACGGCTGTGCTTCCCCCCATTTGCAAATCACCAGTTAAGGTAGATGCACCAGTAACACCAAGAGTTCCACCGACAGTTGCGTTAGATGCTACTTCAAGAGTATCACCAGATTCAACTTTGACTTTGTTTGCGTCTGCGCCAGATGTTTGTCCTGCTAATGTTGTGACTGTAATTTTACTCATATCTTATACCACCGAAAGTTCACCGTTGATTGTAAGTGTCACTCCACTCGCAATCGTCAACGGCCCTGCAGCAAGTCCATTGTTATTTGCATCAATAGACACGCTTGTGTTTAATTCGTTTTCATGTACACGAATAATATCACCAGCACCACCAGAGGTTTCACCTAGAAACTTACCACCACCAAGACCAGATGCACTAACTCTTTTCAGTGTCGATGCAGAAGTATCAAAGATAACAAGTTTATCACCAGATACCGCCTTGTCAACATCTGAGTTTGCAAGTGTAGTAGTTGCACCTTGGATTGCACCGTTACCTATTGTAGTTAATGTTGGCATTATTCTTTTCCTTTTAACATCTTTTGCAGTTCAGCGGTTGAACCGACAAACAATGCATTCGTTACATTCTTTGGTGCAGAGTTTGGAACTTCCTTGAGTTTCTTCATTTTCGTCTGAAGGTCACCAAGTTTTTCCGTTACGTCTGCAACATTCTTGATTAACTGACCAGCAACTTCATAAGACCGTGGATGTTCACTCTCTCTAGCAAGTTCAAGGATTCCATCAATTGCGTCTTGTCCTCTCTCCACTAACCTATAAAAGTTTTCTCTCTGATATTTATAATCATTGTCTGTGTCCTCTGAATCAGATTGTGGGGGAACAACCTCAGGCAAAGTTACTTGAGATTGAGTTGTTTCAACAACATCCGTAATTCCCAACACATTATCTAAAACATCATCAGAGGTACGCATGATAAACCTATGCTGGTTTCTGCGGCCAAGTTACATTATCCAACGTACCATCATCTTTTAATGTCGCATCCTTACCACCAGATGCTGCTGGAAGGTCACGAAGTTGTTGACGATATGTTTTCATATTGTCTGCCATGGTTACGTCAGAAAGTGCATGGAAATCTGTCTCTGCAAGTTTGGCATCTCTTTGTATACGAAGTTCTACCATAGGTGCGGCCGCCTCTAGTTTTGCTTTCTCATCTGTTACTTGTTTCCAAGTCACACCCCACTTTGAAGTGTCATCAGTTTCGATTGCAGAACCGTTTTCATCTGCACCAGTTACCTTGCGAAACATTTCTTTGAATTCATCTTCAGTTGTAGGTTCGCCACGAAGTACCCACTCCGTGATACCCAATGAAGATAATGCTTCTCCAATATTTGCCATTCTATTTTCTCCTGTTAAAATTCTTTCTTCTATTTATCCAATTAAAAATCCACTAAAAATTGATTCACTTTGAATTTGTGTTTGAACTGCACCACCACTTTGATGATATTCAATATATACAGTATCACTTGCAGTTAGTTGGTAGATACTAGCGTGTGTTGCCATAGTGAAGTCCACATCGGATGTAAATTCTTCATTCAAATCAATCGTATAAGTATCTAGTGTCGTACCACTGTTTTTCTTTATTTTTATTTGTACATATGCCCCAGCAGTGTCCAAGTTTTCCAATCTTAAA